TCACTCTCGGTACACCATCTGTATATTGTCCTCTGCGTCTTGAGCCCATTTGCTCTAACGCAAAAGCTTCTAATGCCTTATCATACCTTGTTTTATATAGGTTGTACATATCAAGCGGACCCTTTAGATAAGAAAAACACTCTACCAATACTCCGTAAAGAAGAAGATTTTCATATTGATCTGATAACATAGTGCTAGTCGAAGAGTCAAAATGAGGTGCATTTTTAATATATTGTATTTGAATTGTTAGAGCCGAGGCTGGTGTAGGTGCAACAATAATATTTTTATCATTGTAAGTAGCATAATATTTTGGATCTCCAGTGCTGTTACCAGGATTAAATTCTGCGATAAAGGTTTGATCTCTCTTCTCTAAAAAAATTTCTTGATTAGATCCATTTGTAAATTTTACTGCTCTTAGATACTTTAAATCACCTGGTAGACTAACTGCCCTATTACTAGCTGTGAATGTAGAATTAGAAAATTTTCTTAAATCATCGTAATCTACCTTACTTGCTATATCAAGTTCTGTATTTTTTATAAATTGATCTAGTAAACTGTCAGAGAGCACACTACTAGAAACTTCAGTATAATTTCTGACCTGTGTTAAAAAATTTGCATGAGTTATTGCCATTATGATATCTCCACAGTTACAGGGTTAATTAAACATGTAGCTTGTCTTCTTCTATTTTGTAATGATGGATCTCTTGGTTCCATACTTTGTTGACTAGTATCTAAACCATTTGTGTTTATCTCTGTTGAAAAAGTTTGAAAAGCAAAATCTCCTGGTAAAGTTAAATTTATAACGCCTACAGAAGAACCTCCAGAATCTGCTTTAGTATTATCATTTTCAGCCACCGTTCTTGGTTGTTGAAATTTCATATTTCTAGGATTTTGTAAAGCTATGGCATCACTTACAGCGTATCTTCTTCTTATTTGTGGTTGCTTAGATTCGTACTCTGAATTATGAACCAAAGATCCATTCCATTCTTTCACCATTTCATCATATGGAAATGCCATACCAGATCTATCTGATATTGCTAAAGATCTTTTTCCTGATGCGTATTTTGCCATAATTATAACCCGTTAGGATAAAATGATTGTGGTGTAATAAATGTAGACGTTCTTTGACCATCTTCATCTAAAGCTCTTTTCAATTCATCCTCATATATTAATTTGTTTTGTTGTACTAAATTAGGATTTTTTTTCATCGCTAAATAATAAGCTAGTCCAGAACACATACATGGTAAAAATCTGTAAGCCACATCTGCTTGATTAGTATACGCTCCAGAGTCTTCAATTCTTTTTACGATATAATATTTTAGTGTTGTATATGTATTTAAATCAGGTGCCTGATATAAAAATATTTTTGGATTTGTTTGTCTTTCAACATAGTATTGAGATGGTTGACCTGTTGCCAATTTGTTAGGCAATGCAGAATATGTTGATCTGTCAATTTTAGTTAAAGAAACATCCTGTGTATTTGAATTATTAGAAGCAGCAGCTGTTGATGAAACAAAAGCCTCCAATACATCACTAGTTGTTGAAGGTGTTGCATATTCAGCTTGTCCAGAAACTAAAGCATTTTCAACTAATGCAACTTTCCATAGGTGTACTCCTCTGTTACCCCACTCAGAAAATAATAAATTTAAACTTCTTCTAGCAGATTTTAAATCGTATCCAGAATTAGTTCTGATAGCACATCTTTCATATGCTTCTTCAATAATTTCATCTATATCTAAATCAAATGATGTTGTTCCTGATGTTGCCATAATTAAAACCTCTTTTTAAATCCTATTCTAAATTTATCTTTTTTTATACCCACATTCAACTCACCCTTTTTATATATGGTGTTATAATTTAATTCTGGGTTTATTCTCGCTTCTGACATTTCAATATTTTCTTTTAACTTGGCCAAATTAGGATCTGGTGGTGGTCCTTTAATTTCAAATAATTCTAATTTAAATGTTCCTTTTGGTCTTAATTTTTTTACATCTCCTCCCATGTCTCTTTTTAAAATAGTTTTAACGTTTGTTGGTTTACCACCTACACCTTGTGCTTTACTTCTTTTCCTTGCAACGGCACTCCGCCTCTGGGATTCTGTCATCCTTGCCGCTTTGGCAGCAGGGACGCACTTTGGATACTTTCTTTTCCGATCCGCCGCTAATTTTGAACGGCCACACTTTGCATAAGAACCATCTTTTCGTTTGCTCCCAATATCTACCCAATTTTGTCTGAACCATTCTTTAAGTCCTCCTTTTTTCATACCGGCAGGCACACAGTTAGGAACAAGTTTACCACCTTTTTTCTTCATTCCTTTTTGTTCATAGCCTACCCAACATGAACCTCGTTTAGACATCAATCATTCCTTTATAATAATTCTCGTAAGATTTATTAGAAATTTTTTTTCCGTCTATTTCACTTTTAATGTATGAGCCCATGTAAGCTCCTTCGTTTGCTTTGATTGTCTTTAAAGTCTTTGCTTGGCCCAAATGTAATTTAGAAGCTTTCTGCAAACCTTTTACAACTTTATTTATTTTTGCCATATTACCTGATTTAGCTTTCATCATAGCACCTTTGGCTGCTGGTTTAGGTCCTCTGAAGTCTTTTCTTTTAACACCAGATGGATCTTTAATTTTACCTGCACAAATTTTTGATGCGTAGGCATTAGCATAGGCCGAAGGGTACACCTTAAATTTACGCTTCGCTGCTGCCTTACCTCTTGGACATAGTTTAGTCATTTTGTTCTCCTTCTATAGTGGCCACTTTGAGAGATGTTTTCTCCTTCTTGCGGTCGTACAACTTTTTTGATTTTAACACTTTCGGTCTGTAAGTTCTAGACCTTACGAGTTTTGCGTATGGATTCTTTGGCTTTTTTTGCAATTTTTACTACCTCATTTTTACCCATTACTTTAGCACGTTGCTCCATAACAGTTAAGATCTGTATTTTTCTTGCAAAAGGTTTGTTTACATTTTTAACTTTTTTTACTGTAGCTCTTGCATCAGCTGCTGTTGCAAATTTAATACCTACAGTATCCTTTGGATTTTCGTCGGTGTATAACCTACGACCAGAACCTTTAGGCTTTTTTCCTGTTCCTTTTCTTGGATCCACCTAATATTCCTTTTAATATTTTTGATTGTTTGGCGTGAGTTCTAGATGCTTTTGCTAAACCTTTAGCAACTTTTTTTATTTTTCTAGCACCTCTAAGTTGGCCATCAACTTGTTTTGTCATTTGTGATCTTCCTATTGCCATATTAATTCAACCATGGTTTATAGACTGTCTTACCATCTTCTCGGATAGCACGCAACCATTGTTGTCGATTTGAATTACGTGAATAACTGCAATGGATCCAGCCCGACGATGGTTCGCCGTCCTTGTAAAATTCTAATATGCCTTGGTCTACTTCTAGGTTATCTCTAATCCAACGGGCTAGTTCTCTATTGTCTACACCTGGTATTTCAAAGTCAGCAGCAGCTGCCTCATCATGAGCCGTATGTTGACTATTAACACTGCTACCTATTTCTGTGCAAAGCTGTGCACAACGAAATCCTGATGATATAATAAGTGGTTTATCGAAATGTGAACGTATAGGTTGTAATACGTTTACTGCAAGAGCTTTTAAATTTTCTATTTGTTCAGGACTAGGATTGTTATTAATTCCTTTTCTTTCGGCTACTTGGCTTTTAGTAAGTTCGTCTAAAGTTATGTTAGCAGTTAATTTCATTTTTTCTCCTTAATTTTGTAAAACATATCGTCTGTATCATCTGTCACCCAATCTTTGTTTTCGACTGACCACTCTGTAGTTTGAACTTTATAGTCTGGCCAAGATCGATCAGTAGTATAGTTAGAAACGCTCCAAAGGATACGATTATTAGGCTGAGCAGCATAATTCCCGTTATCAAGTGCCAAAATGTGTGCACACTTATGTTCTTGAGGAATCTCAGAATGTTCAGCATCGATTTCATTAATTTCTGGACTCGCCCAGTCGATTGTAAACTGATATTCTCCATGATAAAATTTCTTATCCTTTCCTAAAAATTTGCCACGCTGACCACTAAGAAAATCAAATTCAGTGCAACTAGGATAGTAACTAAAACAATTCCACAATTCCAACTGGTCAACCGACATATCTGGCACTTCGGTTCTAGGAAAATGTTTTTGGAAAAACGCTGAGATAGGCAACCTCCAATAGACCGCACCGTTGGGTAACATACAGTGAAAAAGTAATGAACGCCCCGTGATACTCGCCATACCAAAGATAACGCAATCAAGACTTTCTTTTTTATACTTAGGATCGAGATCATATAAGTATTCTTTCTTTACTTTAGCATACACTGTTGGAATGTTAATGTTAAGATAAGCCATGAATTATCCAAGTATTTTGACTATCTTTTTTCGGTCCATGTATATCTCTGTTTGAGCTTTTACTTTTTTGCAAGTAAATACGACTCTTTCCGGGTTTACCTCGTTCTGAGCTATCCTCTTAGATTTCAAA